AAGTTAGACTCCCAGTTTTTATCTACGAGTTCCCAATTCTCGTCTATGTTATCCCATATAAAGGCTACGTCTTGTGGCTCGACAACATTAAATCCTACAGCAGCAAGAGTGCCATCTATGTAATTGGCTAAATACTTCTCTTCAAAATTGAAGGTTAGATTGTAACCAATAAAGTCAGTCATCTCTTTTCCTGTCTCTACAGATGCTCCAGCAGAGTTATACCCATATTCGTAACCACAGAACATAAGACTTCCGTTGTTGTCCTCTACAATGATGTAATACTTGCTCCACGCAAAGTCCATCACCATATCGTCAGTAATGTAGTCAGTCTGTTTAAGAGCTACTTCAATTATCTGTTCAACATAGGTTGTCCCATTATTATAACTCGAAATAACATTTTGTGTTAGATTTGAGTCTCTAAACACCTCAAACTGAAAGGCATTGGGGTTGTTAGTTACACTGGATATTCTCCTGTAACTATCAAGGGTAACATCTCCAAGAGTGTCAAATGGTACTAAGTAGATATTCTTAATACCAGCAACAACGCTCTTGCATTTCTTAGCCCTACCTCTTAGTAATCTTTGGCAACTCCCCATTAGATTGTTCTTTTTCTATTTTCTTTAAAAATGCCTCCAGCTTCTTTATATTCTCAGCCTTCGGTTTATACATACCAACTTTAGCTCTCATATTTATAGAACCCAAGAATGAAAGTTAACATCTTTGTCTGGGTACATCTCTCCATTAGTAGTTTCGTTGTACTCAGGAAATAACGTGCTATAAAAGTTCATATAATCAACAAACCTTCTTGTGTAGAACTCAGCAGTATCATTAATCTTGGCAAGCATCATTTGCATTTCTTCTAAGCTGATTGTCTCCGAAGCCTCTGAACGATGTTTGTAAACCCCTCCGTTATTGATTTGGTACATCGCAAAAGGAAGATAACTGCTCTGAGCAAACCAGATAAGCATAGGCTTAATATAATCTTCCAATAAGTTTTTATAGTTTGCGTTTCCAATATCATCAATAGTACCGTTTAAAATTAGTGTCTGTAGCTTAGCATACAACTTACCACCCAAATATGTTTGAATGTGTGTATCCTGCGCTACTTCAATAAACTGCAATATCTTATCGTTATCAACATTTCCATCAATGATAGACTTGCGTTTTATGTCGTTTATAGTTATGAATAGTGCCTTGTTAGCCATAATTATTTAGTTTTAGGATAAGCACCTCCGTTTGGCATATCAGCAGGTCTAATACCTACTTCTGCTGGATTAACAGGCTCTACAAAACCTTCAGACTTAGCCTTAGAAGCATCTACTTCAGACCCAGCTTGTACTTTAAGTCTATATACCTTTCTCTCCCATAGGTGCTTGCAGTTCTTGCCACCTTTGAATTTTAATAGTGAATAGTTGCGTTTCTTGTGACCAAGCTCTGCATTCACCCCATTAAAAGACATCATATCAATGTCCTCTTTACGGAACACAATGTTTCTCTCAGTAAGAGCCTCCATCTTCTGGCAGAACAATCTACTTCCAGGACTCTTTCTCATCGGAGAATAAGCATAACGCACCTTAAATCCGTTATTATCTTGCTTAGAGTTCTTTTCTGGAGACGCATCTCGCTCTGACACCTCTTTTAAGGCTATTTTAAGCTCTTCTAACGAACTTTCTGTGCCATCTAATACTTGGCTATCAATAAGCTCCCATTCGTCGCTTACAACCTCTCCTAAATCGAAAAGAGTATTATATAGTTCTTCACCCTCTTCATCAGAGAAGTCATCCATCTCACAAGACTCTAAGTCAGAAGATAATTTAGCCTTCTCACCAGTCTCTTCTTCTTTGCGTACTTTAGTCTCGATGTTGTCAAGTTCAGTAAACTCGATAGGTTGTAGAGTAACAAAGTATAGGTTTAAGTAGATACCATTGAAGTTTAGTATCTCGTTAAAGCCATCAATAAGGTCTCTTTGGAAAGGTCTGATTACTACGTTATCCATAATAACAGAAGCAGTCCTAAGCTCTTCAGCGTTGTTACCAAAGCCTGTGTTGTCTTTAATACCCATAAGGATAGGAGAAACAATTCTGTGACCCATCATAATCTTCTCTCTTGCCTCAGTAGATAAGAACTGATATTGTGCGTGTGCATCTGGCAAGTGAATAGGTTCTAAGTCAGCTTTAGCATCAGCAGACTCGTTAAAAGTCAAGATAAACTTACCTGCATTAGAAGACCCACTGAATTTATCATATATCTTACGCTCTATAATCTCTTGAGTCTCTTCTGGTGGAACACCATTATTGAAGTTAATCAAAAGAGAAGGCTGAAGACCATTCTTTATATTGTTGATGTGGTAGTTAGAAACCTCTTCTTCTAAGTTGCAATACTGAAGACATCCGTTATAGTCAACAGGAGCATAGTAATAGAAACCAGATTTATAAGGTTTGATAACAAACATCTCAATAGTTTCTGTCTTACTGCCATTACCAAAAGAAGGGATTCTCTTAGGTTTATCTTGTGGTTTAATATCACACCACTTAGGATGGTAATACCAAGCCTTAATCTTACCTTCAGATGCCTTCTCTGCTCTCAATGTTTCCATTGGGAAGTGTAGCACCTGTAAGATTTGTGTCTTTTGTTTGTTATATACAACTTGAATAGCTGCTTGACCAAGCATCTTGTAGTCATTTACAATACGCTTTACATCTTTAGCTTTAAAGAGAAGTTTAAATTTGGCATACATCTCTGGCTTGACATCGCTATCTGTAGCCTCAAGACCTCTACCATAAATCATCTCTGAGATACCATTTATACACCCAGCATTAGTTGGACTGCCCAAATAACGCTCAATAAGCATATCAAAGTAATCGTTGTACTCTCCGTACTCAACCCAGTCTCTGTTATATACCTCTTTAACTTCTGGAGAGGCATATCCAGACAGATTCACAACCTTTACAGAACTCTTGTATTCTGCTTTAGGCTGAGGCTGGGCTTGCATCGTTACTCTTCCTATTTTCTTAGTCATATCTTATATAATAATGTAGTCGTTGCTTTCGCCATCTTCATACTGCTCATAGTAATTAGTATTGATAGTATGTTTAACGGTTTTATTTGATTGAGAAGTGACATACGCCTTATCTCTAAACCAAAGCACGCCACCCTTTTTAAACTCTAAATAATATCCATATCCTTCTCTGAGAATAGTAAAAGAAACATCTATTGTTACAAAATTGCTTACATCTGAAGCAACCTCAGCAACTAAATCAGAGAAACTCTCACTAATCCCTGTTCCATCTTCAGTAATAATAAGACTAATGTTGTCAAATGGCGCAGCAAGAGTCGGAAAGTTTCTTGGCACTATTTGCAAAGTTTGTTCTGAAGTATTTGGGTTTAGCCTAATCATATTCTTTATATAATACAAACTCAACAAAGAGTTCTATACATATAACTAAAAACTACTTTTTTGTTTCATATATGTAGATAAAAAAAGAGGAGGCAAATGCCCCCTCTAAGTTTATTGCAACAATTTGGTAAATTAAAACTAATTAAGAACCAGATACAATAGTGAATCCAACCGCAGAAGGAGTATCTCCTAAGAAGTTTGCAGGTTTCTTCTCCATACCAGTCAAGGTAAGAGTGTAACCAGACAAATCAGACATAGCAGTACCAGTAACGATAGTTCCTCCAGTTACATCACATCCGTGTTCAAGACCAGCCAAGAAGTAGTTTCCGTTGTTATCTTCTACGATAACGTGAGGTCTTCCGTAAGCAAGAAGTTTTAGTTCTTTGTGGTCAGCAACAGTTAGTTTTTTAAGAGTTACTTCGATTACTTGCTCGAAAGCAGTAGTTCCAGTATCTCTACTTGATTGAATGTTTTGAGTGAAAGAAGATGCACCTTTAATTTCGTATTTATATGCGTCAGGAGTACCAGCGATAGCGTCAATCACATCTGTGTTCGTTGCATCGTATGTAATAGCTCCTAAGTCTCCGAAATTAACAAAGTACAAGTTCTTTAATCCTCCAACTGAATCTTTGCAAGGTTCAAGTCTTCCTAATGATAAATCACAAGCCATTTGTATATATTTTAAAAGTTAAGTAATTGTAGGTAGTTGTTTAATTAAAAAAGGGCAGGCAGGCTTTCGGCTTACCTACCCTTTCTCTATTCAATCATTAAGATTATGCAGGAGTGTAAAGAACGATGTCAGAACCGATTCCGTATTGTACACCAGCGGTTAGGCGCATAATAACTCTTACATTTTGAGAACCATCCAAGTCAGCCATATCGATAACCTTAACTTCATTGTGGTCAGACAACAAACCAGTACCGAAGTACAAGTTAGATTTCTCAGCAGCTACCATATAGTTGTTAGCAAGTCCATTGGCAACGAAGATTTTAACACCATCGAAAGACAAAGACCCGTTGTTCCACCATTGAGTACCTTGAGCGTTAGTACCATTAGCACCAAGACCAGAAGCACCGAATCCACCAAGAGCGCGTACATAAGCACGAGCTACGTTTTGAGAAACATATAGATAAAGGTCTTCTTTTCCGTAAAGAGTAGCAGGGATAGCATCAACCACTTTACCCATCTCAGCGATTACGTTAGCAGCAGTAACAGTAGTACCAACTACATCAACTACAGTAGCGTCAGCAGTCATCAAAGTAACAAGACCATCAAATTGACCAGCAGTAGCGTTAACACCTCTCCAGATGTTGATTTCGTTAGCTTGAGCAACTTTAGCAGCAACGTGAGCGATTAAGAAGTCAGCGAAAGAAGGAGGCAAGTTGTCAAATGCAGAGTATCCCATTTGTACTGCTTCCCAGTCAGAACGGAAGTCTTTCTTACAAAGTTGCAAGTTAACTTGGAATTCTTCTGGTTGAAGAATACGCTCAGTCAAGGTCAAAGTAGAAGTAGGGTCAAAATCACAAGTAGCGTTTTTCAACAAATCGTCAGTTGCAATTTTTTTGATTACTTCTTTGTACTTGATGTTCGGTTTGATTTCGATTCCACCATTTTCGATGGTAGAAGCTGACAAAAGAGCGGCAGAGATATATTTGCCTGCAAATTCACCAGCATAGGTAGTGGTAATTGAAGTAGTAGTAGCCATTTTAAATTAATTTATTAGTTAGGTTTATTATTTAGCAATTTTAGACATTACCAAGTCAAGAGTAGTCATAGCTCTGTTTTTAGCGAACAAATGAACCTCTTGTTTTGATACTTCGGCTTCTGGAGAGTGCATTAGAGGTTGCGCTACTTCTTGAGAAGACAAGTCTTCATTTAGTTCAGCAGGAACTTCCATTTGCTCTTCAGATTTCATATTCTGCATAATGGCATCATACATTGCTTTCATCTCAGCAATAGCACTTGCCAACTCTTCTTTGGTAGCATATTTGTCCTCACCTTCAGCAACATCCTCAACAACATCTTCTGGAGACATTTCGTCTTCTGGAGATGAAACAGGAGCTTCAGCAAGTTCTTCAGCTACCACTTCCTCAACTTCGGGTTGTGCTTCCAATTCAGCAGAGACAACTTCAGCTTGCGCCTCAACGTCTTTTACTTCATCTTGAGCAACCTCCTCAGACAAGAAAACATTCTTTAGTTTCTCAACGAGTTCTGTGGCTTTCATATAATTAATTTTGATTAGTATTTAGGTGTTATTTAAGTTTAACAACGAAAATCTATTTATATAACTATAGATATTTATTCTGTTGTATTTTTAGCTTATTTTTATCCGTTATGGCTTACAATAACTCTTGCGCCATTAGGTAACTTTTCTTCTTTAACCTCAACCCTCTCGATTATTGGTTTTTCAACTGGTTTTTGTACCTGTTTCTCTAATTCTTTCTTCTTTTTCATAAATAGTGATTTAAACATTTAACTTATTTTAGTTATATTTCCGATACCCTGAGCCTGCATAGAGCCATCGCAACACTTTCTTGAGTAGGTGTTATCTTTACACAAACAACCTCTATTACCAGACTTAGGGCTTGTTCTGCTTGCGGTTTTGTTTTTTTTAAGCATAGCTTTGAATTTTAGAGAAGAAGAAAATAATGTCCCACACATCAAAATCACCGCCTGAAGCTGCAATTCTCCACTCAGCACCATTAGTAACAAAATCAGCATCTATGTAGTATTGGAATATTGCGTGATGGTTATGCTCTACTCCAGCACCTAAAGGAAATGATAACTCAGAGTGTAGTCTATCGTATGGAGTTCCGTTAGTTCCTTTTAAGATAATATGTCCGTAAGAACTTACCGCTGGTGCTTTATCGTATTTAAAAACAACAGTAGCCATATACAGGTCGTTCTCGACACTACCCAAAACCTTCTCATTCTCTGGGTCGTAGTAATCTATCCCTGATTGACTTCTTACGATGTTCCCTCCGTTGTTTGGCAATACCACTTCCGTACCTTCTTCTATTGTGAGTTTGTTTGAGGAGGTATAAACAGTGTCGTCGTATCTTACCCACCCTAATTGTTGAGTTGGTGCATCTTTAGGATACAACTTAATCCACGCACCTCCTTGAACTGCCCATATACCTGATTCAGTAGTTACAATAGTGCCGTCTTCAATATTGCAAGCTAATCTTGACGCATCAGTAGTAACGTCTGTTTGAACCTTATACGATGTGTTAAAAACTGTACTCATTTACCTTGTCCTTTATATAGTTTCTTATAATTCTTACTTGACTTTAGCGCAGAGGTTTGACTCTTTGCGTGTACGTTAGGGCGAGATACTTTAGGTTTCTCTACCTTTATAGCTACATTCTGTTTTTTAGTTGCCATCTATTTCTTTGAGTTTAGATATTGCCCAGTTAACTCCAGCACTTCCACCCCAAGCGTCCCACATAAGACCTCCGCATCCTTCTGAATAAGGCACATCTTTGTTTTGCTGATGGCGTTTAAAAGAAGCCATTCTCGCTATTGTAGAACGAGTTAAACCTTCGCCACTTGCAAGTTGATTTGCTCTTTCCTTTCCTACAGGTGTTCCGCAGCTCCCCCATCCATTCTCCTCAGCCCATTTCAAGGCTCTACGTGCATTATTTTTTGCTGCCTGAGGATAATCATTGTAAGATTGTAATTCGATGTTAGATGCGCTTAAAATGGCTTCCTCGAGTTCGTAAATCTTAGACAAAGCCTCCATCTCATCATAGTCAAGAGTTTCTTTAGCTTTTAAGCGTTCTCCTTCAATAGAGAATCCTTTTACTTTGCCAGTCTTTACATACTCATCCCACACATCTTGATTGTTTACCTTCATAGAAACCATCCAAGTCCCTACAGGTACATCCAATCCATAAAACGCACTTTTGTCTTTCTGCAAGTCCTCAACAATCCAAGACTCAACTACAGACATTCCGCTTAGACCAACCTCGTGTTCCAATGTAGAATTGTTCTGCTTGCCTCTTGATAAGAATAACTCAGCAGCCTTTCTTACGGTGTCTTCGCTAAAAACGATATAGTACTCTTCATCTTCGTTTTTTCTATATATCTTCTTATTTGGGATAAGAGCCGCGCCCATAAGGATGCGTTTCTCTTTGTCCACCTCTGCAAGATTTACATTCTCTTGCATTGCTGATAGATATATAAAGTCTTCTTCGATTGCTGGATTCTCTACGATTGAGATAGCCTCTATTCCGCTGAACTCATCGTTTTCATCTACAAATAATTCTATAGTTCTCATATATATGTAACTTAATTGTTTAAAATTGTTTTAAATTGTAGCTGCCGAAACTCTGTTTCTGTCGAGTTCTTGAGCAGTTGTTACATCCTTAGCTACCACATAAGTTTTTATTGGTTTATCTAATTGAGATTGTACTAAAGAAGCTAACTGGCTGACATTAGACTGACCTACAACATTAAAGTCTGGTGCCTGTACAGATGTCTCTGCTCCAGCAGTACTACCTGTGCTTACACTTGGTGGTGCAGCAGAGGCTGATGACTGAAATTGTTGTTTAGCAATCATAGCCACTTGAGCGAGACCCAATACAGTTGCGGCAGCGGCAGCAATCTGCGCTCTAATGATAGACGAAGGGTCTCCAATAATAAGCTGAGAACCATAAGCTCTTAGAGCTGAAGAGGCGGTGTCCATTAAAGCCATAGATATTCTAAATGCCTTCTCTGTCTTAAACCTTTTCTTCTCTATAGCCTCTTGCTTTAATCTTAGCTTTTCTTCATTAGCTGCGATTTGCTGGTTTATCTTGTCCTTCTCATCCTTAGATAGGTTTTCATTAGAAAGTCTCGCTCTAAGCTCGTTATTTACTTTATTAGTCTTGTTTTCTTCCTTCTGGGCTTGAGCCTCAAAGTCAGCATCAATAAAGTCAGCAAGTGCTTGAACATATTCCTTAGCCTTGTCTATGTCGCTTGCAAACTTCTCTAATGATGCTTTTCTAATGGCAGTTTTAGATTCCTCAGTCTTTCTTGTGTTTTCTATATCAAGAAGTCTAAGTTGCTCTTCAATCTCGCTATAAGCCTCTCCGTTTGCTTTTCTTTCAGCTAATTCATTCTGCAACTTCATTCTTTCTCCAACAAGGTCTTCTTGCCTAAACTTCTCTCTAAGCTCAAGTCTTTCAACTTCAGTTCTTGCGTCAGCAATTTGACCTTCTCTCTGGAATGATGTTATAGCTCTTCTTGTTCTAATAAACCCTTCAACATCTGATGATTGTTGAGCATCTTTTATGTTCTGAAGCTCTGTATTAAATGCTTTGTTAAGCATAAGCATAGCGTCGTTAAACTCAGCTTCAGCCTCAAGCAATTCATCTTTTAAAGTCTGGTCAGCCTCAAGGATGAGTCTCTTATAGTTCTCTTCATCTTCTTGAGTCCACTTATTGTCTTTTTCAGCCTGTGTCTTTTTCTCATCAAGCTGCTTAATATAGTTTTCTTTTCTTAGCTTCTCCTCGTTTAAAAACTGCTGCTTCTTAATTTCAAGTTCAGCAATAGCAAATCCCCTATCTTGCTCTAATAAGCCTTCAGCATTTAGTGAGTTATCTTGCAAAGACTCTTGTCTGTACTTTTCTATCTCAGAAGATAAGTCGAATAAGTTTTGTTTAAAAGTAGCAAGCCTCTTATCGGTAGTTTCTTTGTCCTTTTTACAATCCCCAAATAGAAGGCATAAAAAGTTGTTTCCTTCAAGAGACTTTATTGTTTCGTCAAATCTTTTCTTGTTTCCAGATAATAATTCATCTACTTGAGAATCTATTGCGTCTACTTGGCTTTGCAAGTTTTTCTCAAGATTAAATGCAGCAACCTGTCCAGTTTTGTTTAAAGTCTCTATAGCATTAGCTTGATACGCATATCCCTGTACGGTAGTCTTAAAACTCTTAGTAACAAGAGCGTCTGCCGCCTTCTGCCTTTCTTCCTCAAGAACCGCTCTCTGTTCATATAGTTTCTCAAGAGCGTCTTTCATTGTTTTTTCTTGAGCCTCGAAAATTAACAATTTAGCTCTTGCTTCAATATATTCTTCAACAGAGCCAGTCAATTCATCAAACCCATCTTTCTTTAATTTCGCTAAAGCTCCCTGGTATTCTAATGAAGATTTACTTGACTGCTTAATTGTCTCTCCGTATTGCCTTAAAAGAGCTATTTGACCCTGCGCTCCAGCTAACGCTTTTGTTGTGTCTTCTGTAGCCTTTTTAGCTTCTCTCTGGCTTAATGTATATTTTTCAATAAGAGTAATAACTAACTGAATAGCTATAACAACACCACCAGCACCAAGTAGTTGCCTTCCTAAATTTTTAAAAGCACCTGAAACACCTTGAGAATCTTTAACAAGAGCAACGAAATAGTAAGATAACTGAGACAAGTTATTCGCTACCGCAGTAAACCCATAGTTAGCATCAGATACAGTTCTACCAACTTCTACAAGAGTCTGTGAAGCAAGCCCAGAGCTATTCCTAAGCCTATCCATACTATCGGTTGTCTTGATAGTGTTGTCGCTAAATGCAGCAAGCTCTAACTTTTGTTTATTTATCTCCTCAGTTACTGCCCTATACTCGAAAGGCATTTCTTTCAACTTCCTGCTCTGTCTTTCAAGAGCGGTTATGTTTCGCCTTATAGACTCCTCATTCTTATTTCTAACCGCCATACTTGCAATAAGCGTATTAGACAAAGACTTTTCAGCAGCTTCAATATCTTTTAAGGATGTCTTAAACCCATTTAACTCTACGGTAGCTTCATCAGTATCAACCGTAATCTTTATTAACTTATCTAATTCTGCCATTGTCTATTTCTTTTAATGCTTTCCTTTAATTCTTTTAAGTTTGTCGGTGCTTTATACTTGCCTTTAGCGATGTCTATATCCTCATCACCTATATACCAGTCTGAGTTGTTTAGTAGGTCTAATATGTGTTTTAGTGTATTCATAACTTGTTTTTTAGTTCAAACTCAGCTTTTCCTTCTCCTAAATTGTATTCCACTTGATTTATAGTATATTCTCTTTGGTTTACAATTATAGTGTCCTCTAACTTTATAGCATTGCTTCCGCTTAGTAGCGATAATGGCAAGTTAGCGGTGACCTTAACAAATCTTGTTCTAACATCAAAGACAGAAGATATATAATCGCTGTAATAGTTATTAAACAAAGTCTGTTCAAACACCGTGTTTGTGTATTCGTTTAACTCAGCCTTGAAATTGATGTTTATATCTGTATCTGTTAAAGCAAGTGAGTTGCTTGGTATGTAGTATGTGCCAATATCTACGGGTGTAGTTCCGTCTGTAACTCTAATGTTTGTACCTGTTTGCTGATAAGCATAGAACACAAGTGGCGCACCAACATAAGGCTGACCAGTTCCGTCATCGTTCAACTTATCTACAGACCAACCCCATTGCACAACGGTTGAAGCTCCTGTATTTACTTCGTATAATCTCTCATACTTGTGATGCGCAAATGGCACAGTTATCTCGTACTTCTGTCCATCGTATTTATCCTGTATAGCATACTCTTCTTCTGCCCACTCATAGTTAAACTGCTCTAAGTGATTTTGAGCAAATAAAGACTTGGTATCAGAGTATTTAAATGAAATTTGATTATATAAGTTAGATGGAGATACTACGGATGAAGAAACATCTACATACTTGGTTATATCTTTAGGCGTTCCGCTTGCATAGAACGCATCTAAGGGCTTAACTACAATTTCTGAACCGCTATCATAGGCAGTAAGGTTAAACATCTTAAATAGCCCTGTAAGAAAGTCTATGACCTTCATCTTGGGTATGTTTAAGTTGACATCAAATACAATATCCGTAGTTAGAGCCTGATTAGCGGTAAAGGTAAACGTATTAGTTGTGTTGCCAGCAGAAGCATATCTGGTTAGAAATATGTTAGTACTTGAGCTTACATCAAATGCAGTCGTGTGCTGAATCCTAACCTTATAAGTACCATTGCTTGTTAAGTCAAAAGCGGTAAATGAATAAGAATAAGCACCAGAGTTTCCAACGAATGATTGTATAACAGAACCATTTTGCTCTATGAAAATGTCAAATGAATCTGTTGCGCTAACATTAACATCTAACTGCATATTATACTTAGACGCGCCAGATTCGCCTATGTCAAATATCTGAAAGTTATCACCACTCCAATATGTGCCATTCCAAGTGGTATAAGGAAACTTATTTAAGTAAACACTTCTTGGTTCTGAAGTATCAATCTTGCCCTTTTCTCTATGTAGCCACATATAGAGATTATAAAAGTCGTTCTCAGACGTACTAAAGAAATCATTGCTAAATACAATATCGGAAGCATATCCGTTGGCGATGCTATATTTATTCTCTATGGCTTTAATGATGCAGTACAACCTAATAGCATACTTCATATTTGTGTAATCACCACCAGAAGAACCAGTAGCAACCGCTAAGTTACCAGAACCGCTTGATGTACTATAGTACCATCTCTCTTCTGCGCTAATTAATGGAGTTATAATAGCGTCAGGGTAAGATACGGAATCAACAGTTATATCTCTTCCGTTTTGCAAGTAAGTCCTTACATTTAGATAATTGTAGTTAGTGTTAAAGTTAGACAACCAAGTCAAGTCCTCTAATTGGTCTTCACCGAGCAAATCCTTCAAAGATACTAATCCACCAAAGAATGTCAACTTATAGGCATAAGCCTTGTTGTCCTTCATTTCCACTTCGTCAAGCCTAATCTTGCCAGTTTTAAATGGCTGGTAATTTATCTCCAATACCGCATCAGCTTTTACTCTGGCATCAAAGCCATTATTTAGGTCTGGGTTGTAATAGTGTTTAAAGATTTTATTGTTTTGTCTTGAGGCAGGCACATTGAATCCCTGAGAATAGTCAGAGAATACCTTGCCAATGTCCCTTACATTCTGAATAGATGAGGTGATGCTAACGCCTTCGTCATCAAACATCTCAACACGCTCACCATTTACATATAACTGTATAGAATACTTCATCTATCTAATAGTGTTTATTTTGTCAAATGCGTACTCAAACTCAAGAGTGTAGTCAATCAACTTGTCATTTACGCTTGTTTTAAAGCTAAGCGAGTTACTATTTAGGGAAACTGGCAAAACATCTGTTCCGTTGTCTATCCAAATCTGTTCACTAAGCATTAGTTGTTTAATGACTTCGTTATATTGCTCATCAATGAATCCTGTGTTCATACTGATTCTCTCTCTACCATTCTTGTTGTAAATCTTATATTGAGGAGAAGATGTGCTATAGGTAACAGGGCTTCCGCTAAAGTCCATTATATTAGCCTTGTAAGACTCAGAAGTAGTGCTTAGGCTATTAACTGCCTTCTTGAAAAACCAAATGTTCTGCAATGCTCCAAACTTGTTATAGAAGATTACATTCATAGGAGCGTATTTGCACTCTTCAATCTCCTCAAGAGTTATAACTGTTGTGCCTCCTCCTGTAGTAGATGCTATAGTGATTGTGTCTCCATCTTGCAATTCAGCAGAAGCGGTAAGTCTCACATATTGAATCTTTTGGTCTGTGTCTCCTGTGTCAGCAATGTTAATCGGAGTCAAAGCATAACCCCAAGACACATCATAAGTGTTCCAGAAGTCCTCTACTGCTTCCCATAGAACATCAGCTCCAGCATCGGAGGTAAGTGTAATAGTAGATAAATCCTCAGCCCATATAGGAAATACGATGTCTTGTCCTGAGTTATAGTATATAATTGTGTTTGATTGTAAGAGTTGTTTAGATAGTTCAGCATTTACACCATCCTCAAAGTTGGTATAACCATCTACTGCGAGCATATTTGCAGATGCGCCACTAAAGATGTTAGTCCCTGATGAATTATAGATGTTATAGCTATACTTAACCCAAACAATATCTGTTGAGTAATTACCATACTCGGTAACTAAAAAGTCTTTTATGTACTCAGACAACTCAAATACCACATAGTTTGAGTCAGCTATCTCATATTTAGTGAAAGTATAGTTAGCCGTGCCTGGTATATCGGTAGTCTCACCTGTCCATACAAAAAGACTAAGTGTAACATAGTTTAAAGCGGCAGATGTTCCGCCTGTTGGTACTTTTGCGTAGTAAGGACTTCTTACATTTATCTTTGTACTCATATCGTTTTATTATTGCTTCTTATATATTATCTTTTCCAATTCTATTTGTAAGTCTGCTCCAAAGGCTAAAGCTAAATCTTGTCCCATCTGCGCAGATATTCTCTCAAACACCAATGTTAAGAAGTTAGTCCCTTTATTATTAAACCTCTCCAGAGAGCCATTTTTTGATATGCCATCAGCGACTTTGTAAGCAATCCTATTCGCATCTTTTAATGTTTTAGGCTTAAATCTTCCCTTAGAGTCTCTAATTCTAAAGTTATCCTTACTCATAATCCACCTTGCTATAGCACTTAAAGGAGGTAACTTCTTTCCAACACCCCTACCTTCATCTATAATCCTACCATAGCTATATCCACTTATGACTAAGGCAATAGAGTTATTTAATTGGTCTATGTCGAAAACAAGGCTATTAGATAGGTCTCCAGAGGCAATAGTCTTATCTGCTACTAACTTTCTTCTATACTCCCTAATAAGTAGGTCTCCGTATAGCTTTAATTCTCTATCTAAGGCATTCTGATTCATTATTATTTATAGATTAGCAGACAGATATATTATTAGCCACTTGTATCTGTAAGTTAGCTCCCCAGCCAGCTAATTCATTCTCAAATCTATCCATAAATGGAGTAGCCTCTACATTACCTATGAGCTGGACGTTATCGCTAAACAAAGTACCTCTCGACAACTGACTTACCACATCATTAATCACCTGTAATTGGGTGTTTAATATATCGTGTAGGTTAGTGTTTTTAAAGAACTCATCATCTGTGTTGTCATTCTTATTGTAGTCAACCACATCTAAGCATAGTATCTGCATACTAAATGTAATTGTGTTGTTGCCTATCTGTGCATTAGAGATGTTTAAATGGGCTAAAGGAAATATCGTAGTCTTATCTAAGTCCACCTGAAAGATGTCTCCATAGGTAACCGTAAATACATTAGGGTTAGACCTTAGCCTGTCTTTTATCTTGTCTAATATGTCGTAAAACTGTGTCATCTATTTATTGTTTATACCTATTGTCTATATGCTTGCTTAATCATTGCTGCCTCTAAATCAGATTTCTCTTTCTCAAACTCTAACCACATTAGGCATTTATGTAATGAAATTTTGGTAATCTCATCAATTCTTCGTATGTCTGCTCCAGCGAGACTATAAATTGACTGATACCATCCCCATTTTTTACCAAAGGCATCTTTGGAAGTGAGGAACTGCCCTTGTCCGCTATCTCCTGTGCCTGTTGATGTAAAGAGAGAATTGTATATTTCGATAATTTTTTCCCTAAACGATAAAAAAAAACTTGTGCGCCAAAGGCTACATTAAGCGGAGCATCCTTCATAACCTCAGACCACTTATCACTACCACCATAATCCTCTATCAAATACAAGTCCTTCTTGCCAGCTATAATGGGTCTATATAAAACTGCCATAGCTTTGTGCATAGTGTCTATGCTCTGCATATACTTCTCAGCATCTAAATACTCACCAAAGGACATATCATCCAGCTTAGGTATAAATCCAAACTCCACAGTCACACCATCACTACCAGTCATCTTAAACCTTCTAACTAAAGGCACATCCTCATTAAGACACTTGCTTATCTGATTTATAACAGACTCAAACATAGAAACAGGCAATCCATAGCTCTCTTTCAATGTAAGCCCGCAGAATATCTCCAGGGACTTTAAATTCAAAAACTCAGCAGCTTCTGAAGTACTTCTGTCCTCTACACCATTCAATATCTTAGCGTACTTCTGATATTGATGTAGCTTTATACCCGCCATCTCTGTAGGCACTCTTAACTCTAACTCTATCTTCTCTTTGTTCATATATCTATATAACTAAATTATTCAATAATGTATCACCTTCTATCTATTTAGAATTAGTCTAAATAACAATAACGATATTTATTCACAAATATAGCTTAAAAACGGAACACTTTTGCTATATTGCAGTTATATATACAGAGCCGCAAATCTCTTTAAGTTGCTAAACTTGTGGATGTCTCGTGAAGACTGTACACCACTTGGTTCAGATAAATTTAGGCTTAGGAATTGCGATGTCGAGAATAATCTCCCTTAGTCTTTCGATGCACCCCAACATCATTCAACCTAACCCACAAGAACGCAAACAAGTTCTTTTGCAAGAACAATTATAAAGACAAGGGGGGTGCTTCAATCCACTTCCTATTATTGTTTATACATACTGTTTAGCCTACAATTTCAAAAGTGAATGAAATCGTTAAAATGGAGTGAATCACTTCGGAAAAACCCGTTTTACGTTGAAATCATTAAATCGATGTGAATAGCAATCCAAACCCTCAATTTACGTTACTTTGCTCTAAAACGCATTTTAAAGCGTTCTAACGCACTATCTTTGGTTGAGGTATAGATAGGTATCACCTTAGTAGAGAAAGTTCATTAGAGGCGATTTATTAGTGTTTATAAGGGCTTGGAATGGTTTGTTATGCATCTTATCCCTACCTAATCAAATTATCAGCACATTAGCAAAAAAATACATTTATTTAGACTAATTAAAAATAAGGATTTAGGTATAAAAAAAGGGGGCTTAATTGCCCCCCTCTGTGATTTAGTTTGTGATTTAAATCAGTTCAATACCTCGCTCAATTTATGCACCTCATCAAGTTTAATATCGTGGCATCCGATTTTTATCGTGTCATCCTTAATGCCTATTGTAGTATAGTATCCTATTTTAAATCCTTTAATGCATTTGCCCGCCTTAATTCTGTGGTAAAGTATTTTAGCCTCATTTAGTGGCACGCTCGCACCTCTTGAGGTTTCGATTGTGTCCCCCTCTTTTGATAGCCTTAATAGGGCGTGGGGTATATTATTAAGGTAGTTTATTGCCCCCTCGTAAAACTTTGTTATTTGCTCTTGTGCCTTGTGTTTATTAAACTGCCTTGTTTGTCTTTTAGCAAAATTTAATACCCGCTCTAAACCAAATAATTGTGTTTCATCCTTTACAATTTCAGCGTATCTCATCACCGATTTAAACTTGTCCCCCTCTATTGTTTGGGTGTCCTTATTGAATTGATGATACTCGTTTAATTTGTGTGCCAAATAAACTACGCTATTAATATACCCCTCTTTTGTTTGTGGTTTTCTTGCCCCCTCTATTTTCTTTAATAGTTTATTGACCTCATTGTACACAAGTTCTACATCCGATTGGGTTGCGAAAAATTGCTTATAATGATTTGTAGCGTAGCTTAATGCCGATATGTGTTTCTGTGTGGTTCTCGAATAACCCCGGTCATTAATTAGTATTGTATTATCATCAATAAATTGACCTAATAAATAATGATGTCCATAGGAATAAATCTTGTCCCCGTAAAAAAATACATTTCCTGATTGATTGCGCCCCTCGTATTGTGTACGCTGTGCGAAAACGTGAATAACCTCGTCCGTGTTTTTAAATACTTTTTTCATCTGTTTAGTCTATTAAGGTTGAATAATCGTTTAAAAATTGGTTGTATAAAATTGTCCACGCAAGTTGCTCGGGGGTTTTATTAAACTCGCCCAATAAAGGGCAATAAAAATTTAAAGGGCGCGCCTCATTAATAATGTCCCAACAATTAGCCTTGTACATAAGAACCCTATTAAATTCCTCGTATAAAATATCCTCGCGGTTTTCTTGTTCGTAATGCAACAATAGGTTGGCAATGTCCTCTAAAAGTTCTCTAATGTTTTGTGGCTTCATAGTTCTAAAGATTAAGCGTTAAATAAAAATAAATTAAGGATACAAAAGGCGATAAGGGCTAACATAGTCAGCACCGCCAAGGTCATTTGTTTGAGTTCGTTTTTCATAGTAATATAAATTAGGTTAATTAATAAAGTTTTTTTTCAATGGCGTTAATTTCCGTTTTAGGTAGGTAGGAAATGGCGTCCAAATAGTTATCATAAGCTAACTCGCAAATCTTATCATATTTGGCGCATAGTTTCTCATCCCCTAAGCCGTCAGCCTTATCTCTTAAATCATTGTTTTCATTGTAGCGGATAAGGAATTTAACCGCCTTGTTTACTTGTGATTGGTTTTTTTTGTTCTTAGCAATAATTTTCATAATGTGCAAATTTAATTTGTTAAAGTTTTGTTAAAATTTCAATGTGGCTCACCTCGGCCGGTTTCATAAGTCAAACATATATATATAGTATAGGGCGCAAAAATTATGTGTGCATTTTTAACACATTTCAAACTTTTGTTATATTTGTAACAATCAATGAAGAAATCAAACAAATCAAGTGTTAAAGTTTTGTTAAAGTTTTGTGTATATCAATTTTATTGTTATAAGCATCTATTTAGAACCAATCTAAATAAGAAAAGGGCTGACCAAACGGACAACCCTTTAAAATACCCACTATGTTTAATGACCTACTATGTTTAATGATGTGGTTTTATACCTACTCGATTTAATTACCCACTCGATTTAAGAATTATATTCCCATTCGTGTGTCTTTGTATTTATTCTAACTTCTCTGCCATTCCATTCTTTCCCCATTAAATACCATTTAAAGTTCTTTTGCTGAATCTTTGGTAGTCCTAATGTATCGAGCAGACCGTTCAACCGTTCTTTGGTTGTGGTGCTGAACCATCCACAAGTATCAATCAAGATTGATTCGCTATATCTAACCTTTGTAGCTATTTCGTTTCCGTGTAAAGACAATCTTGAAATAAGTGTTGTGCTACATTCAAAACCACTCCAAACATCTGTATTTCCCATTCTAAAGTTTTCGTGATTTAAAAACTTCTTTACTGCTAATTCTGTAATCTTTCTCATCGTTATTCGTTTACTTCGCTTCAACAATTAATCCTATCTGTTCAAATATATTTACCGCAGTCTGTTCGCTTGACAAAACTTCACTCAAGATTGAGTAGGCCTTATTGCTGTCCGTACATTCGAAACCATCCATAACATCTTTTGTTTGCCATAAATTGTCCACATAGTATCCGTATTTTCTAAGAATGTCCTTAGCCATATCTATTTCCGCTTGCCTTCTCACATCGGCATATTCACTTGCCTCTGAATGACATTGAGGATAATTTTCTGATATGAAATTTATGTAATCTCTCTGCCATTGTATTAAATTTAATAGTTCCGTTTCCATAGTTATTTAATTTTAAGGTTCTCTAAATACTCAATATAATCAACCAATGCGTTGATGTAGTAAACATCATCTGTTTTCATTTCCTCCAATCTATATCCGTAGAAATAGTCAATACCATCCTTTGCATCCTTTAGTATCTTTTTTAAATCAAATTGCTTAGCTACCATATCTATTCGTTTTCTTTTTGTTTGTTCATTAAATCGCTCATATCATCAATCATCATTTGTCTTTTGTCGCTATTCAATATAGTGTCAATTAAGAACCATAACTCATCATCAGAATTTGCGTTCTCGTGATAAAACCAATTAATGTAGTTCTCAACCAATTCTTCAATCGTATTTTCCATATCTATTTGTTTTTGATTTGTTGTTGTTTGTAATTGTTTAGAAAAAAGTTATCGTTGTAGATTCTACCGAACTCCTCAAATAGTAGGGTCAGTTCATTTAGTTTCACAAGGTCTTTTGACTTTGTTTTTTTAGGTAGTTTATTAATTGGCTTTTTCATAGCTATTCCTCATATATGTTTATGTCAATCATCATTCCGTTTAAATTCATTTGGCTAAATGGTTCTTCTATGTCGTAGCAACGAACCCCATCTGATTTGTGTAGATTTATTGAGATTCGGTCTGAAATACATTTGAGAAAGAACAAGTGTTGTTCTGTTGTAGTGGTATTGATAAAATCAATTACTTCTGTGTGCATTTCGGGTGTCATTTTCATAATTTAAAAAGTTAAGTGTCTGTCTAAATCCATTTCCTCGAGTAGTTTCTTTCCTACCTCGTATTCCTCATCTCCATCTGTAAAGTAAATACTTGGGTCATCCATTACACTTACTTCTATGTCCTCTAACCGACATTGGTTGTAATAAATTGCGGTTGCCTGTAATTTTACATCGTTAAATGTAAATTCAACGCTCGGTCTTAATATGCTTATCCAAGCCTCTTGATAAGTTACTTCAATTTTGTTTTCCGTTGTTTCCATTGTTTTTTATTTTATTTAGTTATTAAATACTTTGCCATCTTCGGTAAATTCATAATCATTAGCCTCAAAAAAGAACGAGGCATAATCTTCTGTGCTTTGATATTCAAAATCAGAATTACAAGCCTTTAAAAAGGCATCGATACATTCATCAATATCTTTTGTTTCATTCCAAGGATTCATAAGTGTGTCATCCATACAATACCCCGTTAAACTTTTGTTTAAATCAAAATTGTAGTCAAAATCAACATATTTGTCATTGTATTTTATTGTGCATCTCGATAAATTGCCCCAATCAATACTATAATCGGTTATTTCCAAACCTATCTCTTTAGCCCAAGCTAATAAGCTACCGATACAATCTTCTGCCCAAAAGTATTCTTCGACAAGACTTGAATTTGCAATAACATATTCCTTAGCCACTTCTGATAATTCATCAAACCTATAAACATCTACTTTAATTTCTTGTGTTCTCATTTGTTTCTGATTTAAGTTATTAATTCCTTTTGTTGAAACAAATCTCGCCCTACTATTTTGACTACGCAAATTAAATATGTTAAAATTTTCCTAAAGAAATGTTAAAATGCAAATGACCCATTGCACTAATGAATCCCGCACGCACGCATATACAAAAAACTTTTCTGACTAACAAAATTATTTTCACTTGGCTACTCATTGCCAATCGGTAACATATTTGTCAATATGGGAACTGAAAAACATAGGCGAGCAGGGCAAACAAAAAAGGGCAGACAAAATGCCCACCCTTTAAAATACCCTCTCGGTTTAAGAACCCACTATGTTTAAACACCTATTTATGCCACAAGGGCTACTGAGTTTAATGACCTACTCGGTTTAAGAACCCACTCGGTTTAAGAATCAATTACCTAATTACATACTTTCCAGAATTATGTCCTTGCACCAAATACTCAAGAGCATAACGCATTGCATCCAGATAGTGATTAAATGAATCTACAGGCTTGGCGTTCTTATCTTGCCAAGTGTAGTTATTAAGTTCTCTTACAATTCCGTGAGAGTTCCTATCTACTATAATCTCATAATCTTGCATAAGTGCAATCCCACTTAAAATACTCCCTTGTCTTTTAATAGTAGGTTTAATGTTTACACCCTTTCGCTTTATCTCATTGATTAGTCGAGGCTCTGCACTATCACAGATAATCAAATCCATACCACACTCCATCTTATTGCGTATAGCTATCTCCTCTGTACTCATATTAGGCTTCCCATAAATCTCCCTTACCCATAATCGCCTTCCTTCTTTATCTATCGAAATCTTAACAAGAGTTGTCATATCCACCGCAAAACCAAAATCCTGCCCATAGACACTAAGCTCAGTTTGTAAGTAATCACCTACTCTCCAATTCCTATAAACCGCTCCCTCTGCCTTAGATAGCCATCCACCAAGAATCTGGTGCTGGTACTTATCTGGTCTCTTAACCTTCATTTCCTCTATCTGACTTAAAAAAGATTCAGACAGGTTGCCTTTATTATCCCTGTAGTCTGTGTGTATATAAGTAGTGTTGCCTTCTTGTCCATTCCAGCCCTCTGGTATTCCATTGTTTTGTATAAACCTTGTGTATATCCAATGCTCCTTTGTAGTAGGGTTTAATATAAGAATACATCTGTTCTGCTTGTTCTTACTTCTAACAGAGAAATCTATCTTGTCAAAGACTGATTCATCTACAAGTTCCTCTGCCTCATCCAATACAAAGGTTGTAACGCCATTTAGAGACTTCAGGGCAGCAGTTTGGTTACCAGATGATGTTCTGATACCTTTGAAGATAATAGAGCTTCCTGTGGTCAGATTTATAATCTCATCCTTAGTTATCCTAAAATCATCCATAGCCTCCATAAGATTTATCTTCTCTATAAACTCTGGTATAATAGATGTCTGGGCAGATACCATAGTATAACGAGAGAACAGTACCTTATGCCCATCTTGATAAGTTAAGTCCAAAAGAAACATAGCTACGCCAAAAGACTTACCCGAGCCTCTACCTCCTGTAATTAGAAAGTATCTTGATGGAGAACTCCATAGCACTTGGTACTTAGGGGCTATCCATATCCCACTATTAACCTGTTCTTCTATCTCTTCGTGATTCATTTCTCTGATGCTATTAATTCCTTCATATATTCGTAATCCTCTTGGGCAACCTTGCTAACTTTGTACTCACCATTACACTTGCCCTTAATCCAATTAGACACGCTAACATCACTAACGCCTAATGCTTTTGCACAGGCAGCGATAGTTGGATATAGTTGGTTTGTTTCTTCGCAATACACAACGCATCCACCATACACTCTACCAGCCGCTCTCTTCTTAGTTACAAGCCTTCCATATCTATCTTCGTGCGGAGGCTTCCTGTCATTCTTAAAAGCCTCAATCATAGCTTCAATATATGCTCTGTGGTTTTCTCTTGTTGTATACTCTAAAAGGTTTTCGTAGTAGCTTATAAGAGACCTTCTCATCTCAAGTATCTTTTCTTCATTCATCGGTCTTAGATGTATCTGTTATGTCGATAGTGTCATCTTTTGCTTCTTTATGCGCAGATGGGTTGGGTTGGTTGTTTATAAAGTTAATTACAGGTGCATTTCGCTTCACTTGAGTGTTTGTAGTCTCCCTTTCGACAGGTTTTCCATATTTATACTGAAAAAGCATATTTAAGTGAGCAAATGAGCCTTCTTTAGCCTTCTCCGCTAAGAAATCCCACACCTCTTGCTCAGAACCAAAGGCATTTTTCATAGCCCTCATTGCATACGATGGTATTCTGTCCTTAACTGCCTTATTTTCCATTGCTGGAGGCAAAGATTTGGCTCTCTGTACTATTTCTTTAGTTTCTTGCTTAGATTGCAAGCGTTTGTTGTTTTTCCTGCCATCTGTCGGCTTCTGGTTTCTTGGTATCTTCGGTATTCCTGGCTTCCTTCCCATTTTCTATGTTTTTATTAATTTTGTTTAACTTGTCGTTCATTATTTTAAAGGATAAGGCATAATATGCTTGCCAAACGTCCTCTTCTTTGTAAATCTTGTTCATTTCAGCCTTTTTGTCTCCCTTTTGGACAAATATCTTGTATAAATTGGCTTTGTAAGCAGTTTCCTCTACCCAAACTTCATATCCATTGTTTTTGCACCAACGATTGCCTTCCCTCTCGTGGTCTTTAGGCACATAATAGCTTATTACTTTCTTTTTAGCCATATTTACAACATTTTTATAACATTCGTACCATAGCTTCAAGTCTCTCCTTCACTAAGTATAACTTCTCAGCAGGTATTTTGTTTATAACAGGTGTTAATATGTGTTCGGATTGCTCAATTTGAGTCTTCATATTAAATATAGTCTTCTTTAAAGACACTATCTCATCAACAAGCATATTATTCCTCTTAATTAGGTCAAGTTCGCTATTTATCTCATCTAACCTTTCATCTTTTGCATTCATTCCAAGCAATTCCTTATTGTATAACAAAGAAAAGTCATCAATCAGCTTAGAATAGTTCTTAGAGAACGATAAAAGCGCAGGGTGAATGTGTTTTATGGCGTGTAGAGCAGTACTATGGTCTCTATTCATATATTTAGCAGCGGACTCATAAGAAGCATCTAAATAGATTCTTGACAGGTAATAAAATAAACATCTACAATCAGAAACAATTCTAAGCCTTGTGTTACTTTTAAGTACCTCTTTTTTCACGCCTGTATGCTCCTCTATAAACTTGACTATCACATCAAATCCAGCATCTCTGTTCTTAATATATGAAATCCTGTCTTTCCCTCTAAAGGCATATACTCCTTTATATACTTTATTAATTCTCTTCGTTTCTATCGTCTTCTCCATAAGTCATTTCTATTCTTGGGTCATCTAATAATTGTTCGTTTTGCATATACCTTACCAAGTCATTTGTGGTAAAGAATGCGCTTAAATCTATTGCTTTCTTTATTCCAGCACACTCTAAATAGTGTTCTGCTTTCTCAAGTATCTTTAGGCTATTTCTCATTTCCTCAATAGTAGAACCGTGCTTTAAGTCGTGTAAAGCCATAAGGTAATAATCATTTATCAACCTCTTTCTTTGCTCTTCTTCAGAATCCATCGGGAACTTAGCCATTCTTCTATAATATAGACTTATAAATATAGTTGTTTATAATCTCTTTAGAATTATCTACTGCTATATACTTTTTGTATATATCTATGCCTCGCATAACAGAATCCCATCCAGCTTGTATAAACTCACCAGAGCATTCATATATTGCCAAGTCTTTAGTGTCCTTATTGACCACTAAGAATATAAACTCATCCACATCGAACAAATACATATAAAGCGCAGCTTGAAGCGCATAATTATAGTTCTTTGCAGTCCAATGGAATTTTTCAACTGGGTCACTTGTCGTTTTTAAATCTATGATTCTATTGAACCCTAAAGCATCTGCCTTGCCTCTTACTGCGTAACCATTTATTTCCTTTATGGCTGGGACTTCTGTTCTGCAATTCTCTAATAATGAAGCCGCCTCTTTGTTTTTCCAAACCGCCTCAGATATATAACTTGCTGATGTGTACTCTGACTGAGTGAACACATTGGCTGAACCAAACTGAGCAACCGCATCTTTGTACGCCTTAGTAGCCTTAGTACCTTCAGTAACTTTAATGTCATCAAGTCTGTGTGGCTCAAGAACTGCTAAGTGTACTAACCTACCTAAAGATAAGGCTGGTGAGTCAGAACTCATATTAAGCGATTTAACGTACGATTTAGGACTCTCTAATAGTTTCTTCATAGAAGAAGAAGAAAGTGCGTTAGAACCAAGATAACCATAGTAAAATGAGTCTTCAAGCATCTTGTTTAGTATGTCGCTCATCTCCCATACTTTTCCATCCATTGTTTTAATTGTCTCCATTTGTTTTATTTTATTTGTTTAAACAAACCTAATCATAAGTTTTTACCTATGCAAATTTTTGTATAAAAAAAGGGAACATCTCTGCTCCCTATATGCTATCTGTCTCTCCAAGTGGTGTAGGCAATAGCAAGTCTCTGGTCTTCTCTTGGGTACTCAGCTATCATCTTTGGGTTAGCCATAAACCTTGCGATGAACTCTTGCTGCGTTTCCCCAGACATAGGCTTGGGTAGTGGCATAGTTATTTGTCTTTATAATCATATATAATACCTCCAGATTCTAAGAAAGCATCTCTCTTAGCATCTCTCTTAGCCCTGATAATCTCTATTTCCCTTTGTAGGTAGTCTAAAGCCTTCTCAAGGTCTCTAACCTCATCGTCCTTCTTTCCAGCTCTGACAACGTACTTAATGATGTTGCCCCTGTTGAAATTAAGTCCGTACATAGATGCAAACTCAATCACATCTACTTGTGTCCCGTTTTCATAATGTAATACGCTACTTCTCATTCAAAATTGTGTTTGTAATTATATCTTTCAACATTCAACTTATAATACTCAAAAGCCCTCATTCCTGTAATGTGGCTATCTGTCGGCACAAAGTATTTCCATCCCTTAGATGCGCCTCTGTTTATATAGTAAAAAAAGAAAGCTGCGGTTTTGCCAGATGTTTTTTCAAATATAACGCTTGCAGTCAAATCACTCGTGGGTATAATCTCTTTAATCTTAAAAGATTCATTATTAAAGTTTCCCTCCCTGTCTTGCCTTGAAAACCTTTGCTCCACTTCTTTAGTGAACTTGTCAAGCTCTATTGCTATCGTCTTCTGCATTTTCTATATCAATGTTTAGTTCCTGTGGTTTCTTTAGCGCATCTGAATCAGCTTGATACTTATCGTGTGCATTTTCATAGCCTTCAATCCTTGTCATTATATGGCGTGTCCTATTTGCCATATCAAAGGTCATAAGTGCCATTTGTTCTAATGCCTCTATTCTTGAGTACAATTCATCTACTCTGCTTTCTTTACTGCTTTTTGCATTCTTCATCTAAGATATTCCTTTAAGTTTGTTTAAATTCCACTTTTTGCCAAGTCCTTGTAGAAACGACACAACTGGCATATTGCAGTCGTTCCATTTATTATCTACATAGAAACGAGTAACCACACACTTACTTAAAGGTATGGCGGTCTTGTCATCGTAATGTTCGTGTTCTACCTTTAAAACAACGCTTCCATTGCCTTCACAAGCCTTAACCCAATTATCAGACATTCTCTCAAGCATAAGTCTTTGTCCTGTAGGGATTATGTTGTTCTTTCTTTTAATCTCCATCAAGATAAGAAACTTATTGTTAAATTCCAAAACCGCATCTACATCTGATGGATGAATAACTCCGTTCTGAACGCCAGAGAAATCCACTGCCTGTTTTACTTGGTTTACGTTTCTAATTAAACCCATTGGTTGTGTTTAATTATATTGGTTTAGGAGTATCTTTAAATCATTCCAGATAGCTAAAAAGCATCTGCCACAACTTGTAGGTTGTTTATTAACGTGAAATACTCGGTTATAGATGGCAAGCATCTTTTTCTGATGCACAGGTGTAATTACACTTGAGTTCTCATTAAGCCTATCCATAAGATAGTTGTACTCAGCTTCCGTAAAGCACTCTGGTTTGTTGTATCTAAACAACTCATTTAGTTTAGCCTTACGCTCATCACATCCGCAGTCTTCTCCAGCAATAAACTTTACCGCCTTCTTAATACCTGTAGCTTCTGTAATCTTTTCAATAGTGTCTCCAAGTCCAGTAGATTGATTGCTTGTTTCGCTATCAAACTTAGCCTTCCATTCTCTGTACTCTTTTGTTCTTTTGTCTCCTTTAAATGCTTCCATTGTTTTTAGATTTTTTTTTGATTAGATGAAAGTCTCCGTTAAAAAAGTCTTCTACATCCTCCATAAATTTATCCTTCAGTATCTTCCTGTAATTCTTTACTGAGTTGAATATAGATGTTAGACTTATCTTACTTATAGAGGATATATCCCTTAAAGACATATCCGATTTAAAATATGTGTTACACAACTTAGCGTGATAGACATCCCAAGAGTTAATCTCCTCAGACACCATCTCAATCAAAGAACCTAAAGCCCTATCTAACTCTTCGCTCTTTTCATCAGTTTGCTCATCCTCTATGTCATCAGATTCTATGTACTCATATATATCAACAAACCTATACTTAGACTTCGCCTTAGCGTAGCTAAAATATAGGTTTCTTAAAGTAACGAATATATAAAACTTGTTGACCTCGTCATCATCGTACATAATCCTCTCATCATCCTCAACGTACTTATATACGTTTAGGTACATTTCGTGGACAATGTCTTCGGCTACATCTTTAGGGCAGCCAAAACTTAGAACCATTCTAAGCCACAAGTCGTGATTCTTTGCAAGTATCTCAAGCATCTCTTTCCCTTTGGTATAATATGTGTATAAACACAATTCCTAAGCATATCCTAATTAGGTTAAACTGCTCCGCCTCCTCTGTGTATTCAAAACCATCTGGTTCTACATCGTGAAGAACATCTATACCTAACAGAAACCCATAAATTAATTCAAAGCTAACCCAAAACATATTAATACATTTTTTTGTTTAAACTTACATAATGCTCAACAAGTCTTTGCAATTCTTCTATGCTTGCAGACCATTGAGTTTTTGACTTGTTAAACAACTCCATAGCCTTGTCTGCGCCTAAATATAGTGAAAAAAGATATTGTTCGCCCTGATTAAATCTATTACACTTCAAACATTGTACCTGTACGTTCTCCTCATCCCATCTTGTAGCATATTTTGTTCTGCTTATAAAGTGTCCAGCTTGCATCTTTTTCCATTCATCTGTCTTTCCACAAGTAACACAAGTTGACTTTCCATTCACAGAATACCTCCTTCTTATATACTCACTAAACACCACATCCAATTTCTTTATTATCTTGCTTTTAAGAGGCTTTTTAGCCCCAGCCTTAGTCTTTGCTTCTGTTTTAGTGGAAGTGTTCTTAGATGGCATATAAAATAGTGTATTATATTAATACTTTGTTATGTTGTAATTAGAACAATGTTGTTTGTGATAAATAAGGTTCAAGTCTTTTGTTTGCAATTATACAATAATCTTTACTTAATTCGCTGCCTATCCATCTTCTTTTGTATGTATGTGCAGATTTAGCAGTTGTTCCACTTCCCATAAATGGGTCATAAACTATATCTCCTTCTTTGCTGAAATAATTTATAAAATAATTAGGCAACCAATCTCCAAAAGCAAAAGAATGCCCTCCGTTTTCTTTCCCAGAGTTTACTGGTTTTATAATTGCGTTTCTTATATAATCTCCATTTTTATTTGAAAAGTTACAATAGTTGAATTTCCTACTTAATGGTTCATCCTTAGATATGCAAAAAATGTATTCATAAGAACTACTACACATAGTATCTACAATATGAGATGGTGGATTAGTTTTCGCCCAAATGAATGTCTCCTTTATATTGTCGGCATACTTATTTAAAATGTAAGAAACTATCCCTCTGTTCCCAGTAACTTCTTGTACATTCCAAAATATATGATACTTAGTTACTCTTAAAAGTTCATCTATCCATTTTGATGTTTGTTCAAAGTATTCTTTTATATCAAGATTATCTTCGTATTCATTATAATCCTTTTTCTTTAAACCACCGCTTATACTTGACTTGCCTAAATTATAAGGAGGAGATGTTACAACCATATCCACATAATTGTCAGGCATTCTTGACATAGTATCTAAACAATTTTCATTATGTATTTGATTAATCATAAGCCCCAGTTATTTTGTTTCTTGTTTCCTCACTTTTTTTAACTTCGGTATATCCTAAGTTCTTATTAGCGAATCCTAATCTTGCTAATACTTTTATGTCTAACACTTTATTGCCTCTATACAAACCATCGACTTCTTTATAAACAACTTCCTCAAGTGTTTTCTTTATAGTTTCAGTTTTCTTTCCTTTTTGAATCTCAGTCTCTATTGTTATGTTGCAATAAACTATCTCATCAATTTCTATGCTGTCCGTTTTGTACTGTATCATAATAATCCTTCAATAATGTTTAAACTACTTTCTTGAATGTTCCTTGTTCAAGTATATCGTATGGTGAGTCAAGAACCTGTGGTAAACCAAACTTGTTTACCTCAAAGGAAAAGTTCTCAAACTGAAAACCTCTGCTTCTTTTACAGGAGACCGTAACCCATCCTTGATTCTTTGTGTTTGATTCTAATTGTATTTGTGTCTCTGCTTTCTTCTCCAAGAAACTACCCAAGTGTCCTGTTGGCTTGTCTGTGCCAAAGTTTGAGTGTATAACCGTAACTATGTGGCAGTTCAATTCCTCTGTCCATCTCATAAGGTGCTGAACTACATTGTTGGCTTGCTCTAAGTCATTCACATCACTCACAAGGTCAGCTATACCATCTATAATAACCACACCTACATTCTTTACTTTATTGTATAAATAGTATTCTATAAAGGCTAATCTTTCTTTGTAGCTATACTTTCTAAGCGCATAAGTGTGATAGTTATTAAACTCTTTTACATTTGCTATGTCTAAAGGTCTTTTGAACACTCTTTGTGCGTGGAAATGTCCTTGCTCAGTATCAAAGTGTACTAATGCCCTACCTTCTCTAAATCCCTTTAAAATGCCTCCAAAGTCAATAGTGTTGTTTAAGTAAACAGAGGCGAGTAAAGAAACGAAGAATGTCTTTTTTGTTTTAGGCGGTGCTTGTACAAAGCTGAAGTTACCATAAGTACCAATGGGTATAGGATATACATCTGCGCCCATCTGAGCATATCCACAAGATATAGCCACAGGTGGATGCTCAACAGACTCTTTAGGGTCTATCTTGCAGTCTGCTTCAATCTTTTCAAATAATTCTATGTCTGTCATTACTGATGTTTAAATATAAAGGGGAGACTTTTGCCTCCCCTGTATATAAGGTTTAGAATGGTAAACCGCTATCGTCAACCGATACAAGTTGTGGTTGGCTATTCCCCACAGCTTGTTGTTTAGCTACTGCCTCAACTTTACCATCAGTCCAAGTTACTTTACCGCTACCTAAATAGTCTTTCTTCTTCTTAGCATCTCTCTCCTCTTTTGTCTGAGAATCAAACAGAGAAACATTCTTACCCCACTCATTAGGAGTATCGTTTACAGAGATTGTAAAGTCGTAATAGACCGCTCCGTTTTTACCTTTTACGAACTTCTCCTTTGGGAGTTTTGTTACATCAATACTTACATTTAATAAACTTGCCATAATCTTCTTTTTTATTTAGTTATTTACTTAATTAATTTATCTGCTACTTGTTTTGACACATTGTATTTCTTTCTAATCTCATCAATGCTACCTCCAGCCTTTACATAAGACAACGCCTTCTCAAACTCTGGCGTATTCTCATTTAGCCACTTCTTATCTGTAGTTGATGTTGCTGATGTAGTTTGTGATTTGTCGTGAGTGTTGGTTGAGTCAGCATCTTTAGTGTCATCAATCAAGAATAGTCCGTTAAGAGCGTACTTTCTTGCGTAAGATGAAGATGAGCCAAAAGACTGAGCAATATCCATACCCTTACGATTAGGGTCAATACCAGCCTGTGCTTTAGCTTCTACGTTGCCATCTGGTGCGTGTAGTATCGCTCTTGCCTCAATATAAGGTAATGCTCCTTCAATAGACTTTACTTCGTCTGTAATAGTTAAAGACAAGTTGTACTTAGATAATAATGGTTTTACCGATTCTAAGATGTCTTCTTGGTTTCTGTAGCTATACTTCCCGAAGGAGTTGTATTGGCTCTTTGGTGCTTTCAGTTCTGTCTGAATCGCAATTACTCTGTCGTGAAAAGACATTTCGTTGAGGTCAATTTGTTTAGGTTTTGTTGCCATTTTAATTGTTGTTTAATTGTTTAGGTATGCAATATAGTTATTTCTTGGATAAAAACAATAACTCTTCATATTTTATTTTTATCTCCACAAGTCGTTCTTGAGTCTCCTTAACTCTTGAGTGAGCCATATCTTCAGAGTGTTCGAGTTCCATTGTGTAGTAAAACATTGATGAAAGTGAATTAAATAGTTTAGCTACTTTCTCGTTGTTTGGGTCTTTGCCCATAGCGTCTTTTATAATAGCGTAGGCATCTCTAAAATCCTCAAGGAACTTATCCCTCTTGGTTATCGTAGACGGCAGATTTAATGACTTCTTTGTACTCAACTGGGCAGTCTTTATCACATAACTCAAAAACGTATGTGGTTAGTTGTTCTTCTCTTAGTCTAAGCCTGTTTATCTCATTCAATAAGGCTTCAATTCTTGCGTCTTTATAGGATAGTAAATCGTACATAGTTTTATATTAATTTTATTGATTCCATTTGATATTTTCGTTCTTCTTGTATAGGGTCTCTTCTATATTCTATTTTGTAACCAGTTATAGGATTGATTCCGTGATTCCACCAATCTCTCTCTTCCATAGTCTATTAAGTTTATCACCACAAAGATTAACATAAGCGGTGTGTGAGTAATTATGATAAATATCTTAAAAATTGTGTTCATTTCTTTATAAGGTCATAGCATTAAATTTTTATATTATTTTAAGGGTGTATCCTGATTTCATAATATGTTTCTAAAGATTAGCATCAATAATAATGGTACGGTACAAATAAGTACAATGTCTATAAAGAAGCTGAGTGATTTCTCTAACTTCTCGTGTTTGTCTTTGTAATACTCTTCTGAGCCTTTGATGTCTTTTAAGTCCATATCTTAGTCTAAATCTGCTTCAAAGCATTCGGTTGAACAATATCCATCTTTAAACATTGGTTCTCCACACATCTTACAAGTGTGTTCTACTTCTTCTTCTGGGTCATCTATCCAACCCCATTCTTGCATACTAAATTTTACGCTCATAGTTAAGTTGTTTAATTGTTGTTAATTGTTGTTTAAGTTTCTTGAGGCTAATTTATAAAAGAAATTTAACTACGCAAACATTTTATAGACGTTTTAACAAACTTTAACATTTAGGCAAAAGAAAAGGGGCTGCTTTCACAACCCCTAATCCCAGACAAACAATAGACAAACAACAATAAGAAACAATAAGAAACAATCAAATATACATCACAATCACCAAAGATAAAAACCGTATTCTTTTAAGTCATCAACATCGAAATACACAACTTCTCTGTTTACCGCAATTCTCGCAACACCAAATAATATCAGTTGCTGAATTAGGTTAAATCTCCTTTTATGTCCAACACAACGAAGCCTAACTGCCTTTCCAGCCCTATGTGAATCGTTGCTGACTAACTTTATTTTATCGGCATAAACCTTAGAAACATATCCAAGGTCAACCTTTATAACCATTCTGTTTCTGGCACATATCTCATCAAGCAATACGACAAGCTCTCTGTCCATAAACCTAAATCCACTTCCTGGAGTATCTGGACTATCAAACATATCCCAAGTCAAAACCTTTAATCCAAAGGTGTTATTGTCTTGCTCTTTCTCAGCAATCTTATCGACAAGGTTTTTGTTCGCTTCCATTATCATTGTTTACTTACTGCTTGTCTTGTGTTCTAAGCATTAGGCTACCTTGTCTTTCATCAATAGACTTTATAGCTCTGTATATAACTCTTGTCTTTCTCTTGACATCATCAACCTCACCTTTCTTAGATTCAGAGCCAAGATTAGCATACATATTAGCGTTTAACTCAAGAAGAGAGTCTATCTTCTCTACATCTGAATAAGACTTGTGTGATAATACTCTAAATACAAAATCTTCTAATTCTTCTTTGCTTGGTATCTTCGCTGGAATATCTATGTCTTTCATTGTATATCTTGATTGAAACAAATGTAGTGAAACAAATTTAATTAAAATTTTAACATTTGACTTGTTGCACATAAACTTTTTTCACATATATTTGCAGAGATGATTTAAGCGTCTGAAAACACGATTCGGTCATCAGCTTATAAATGTGGTAGAATGGGAAGCAGACACACCACAACTTCAACCTAAAGCAAACGAAGGTCTGTACTCAGTAGGATGAGTGGAATTGCAAGTCTTAGAACCTACATTACTAAGATGTCCTAATGCTCTCAAGAACTCAACTGAAGCAATTAATGGACAGGGTGGCTTAGGGCTACCTATGTCCATACGCAACTCAGAATCTAACAAAAGCAATTAGCTAAATAGAGACTATATAGAGATATAGCTCTTAATAATCTTCTTAGCAAGCAAAATAAAGATAACTAAAAAGACAAGAGGCAACAAGTAAGCGTAGTTAGTCCTCTTAACTTCTTTATCTAAAGACTTCTCTTCTTTAATAGACTCTTCAGACTTATTATCTTGTACCTCCGTAGAAGCGTTTACAGACGATTTAAGAGACTCTTTCTTTTTTCTGATAGTTACAGACTTTGCATTAGAGAAAGTCCTTGTAACGCCTCCTAAAGTTATTTCAACAGGCTTCAGAGAGTCTTTTGCTATGACTTCTATCTCAAAGGTGTCTATGTTTAAGAGAGTAGAGTCTTGGGTAGTATGTTTAATGATTGTATTAGTCTCAGTCTTTATAGACTCTTTAGACTCTGTCTTTGCTATTTGTTTTTTAACTGAACAAGACGTAAACGACAAACTACTAATCAATAGTATCGCCAAAGTAATAATTAGCCTCATCTATTCTTCTATTCGTTAAACCTATTAGTACTTTGCCTCCTGCTTTATTCCACTTCATAAACTCCTTCAGTATAGAAGGGTCACAAGGATTAGCGTTTACCTTCTTTAGTAGTGTAGACTTCTTTAAAGCACCACATCCTAAGTTATATGAGAAAGATACTAAAGCGTCAAATTGCTCTTGAGAAATGTCAGCAATTACGTTGTCATTAACGCACTTCTCAAACTTAGATACTACCACCTTTAAAAGCAAGTCAGCCACCTCCTTAGAGAGGGGCTTGTCTTGCATTGTTACCTTAGTACCATCAGGATAAAAAGTATTGCCATACCCGATAGTAGGTATCTTAGCAGGGCAGAGGTAAGGCTTTGCAGAATAACCCTCGTGCTTCTTAATTAACTTTAATCCTTGTTCAGATATTCTCATAAAACGTTAAACAATGTAATTACAATGTGATTACAATTCTTTGTTTTGGTTCTTTTTGATAAGTGACTTGATACCACTCTTTAAATCATCAGGTGCTAAGAATAGTGCAAGTGAGATAAGTAATGTACCAAAGAAGATAGTAGTATCACCATCCTTCTCAGTCAAGTAGTAGAAATTCCCAATCAATAGTAAGAATCCTAATATCGTAGTAGTAATCCCTTCTTTAAAGTTCTTTTGTAGTTTGTCCATTATCGTGTCTTTAATCTTTCGTTCTCTCTCTTTAAGTAATCTACTTCTACTCTTAATGCGTGAACCTCTGCGGTAAGTGCTAACACCTGTTCTCTTAGTTCATCTTTCTCTTCGCCAGACTTGGATAATAACGCTTCCAAGTTACGAACTCTGTGTTTTAGGTCATCTCTAAATTGCACCGTGTCGTTGTTTTCGTTGTCTTGTTTCTTAATCTCTGCTTTAGTCTTGAGTCTTATCTCCATATACTTCCATATAGAAGCAGAACCTGCTACACCCACCAGAGTAACGATGACCTGAATATACTCTCCCATTATGAATGTAATTTTTGGTTAAAAACTCTAATTGTGTTCCAAGCGGCAAATAACATAATGATTATCCATCCTACTCTTGAACCTGATAATAAATCAGCCCAATACAAATTCAGTACGGTTGAGATAGCAATTAGTGTAGCTGCTTGAACTGCGATTAAACGCATTCTAAGTGTTCCGTTGTATAGAACTGCCCACATCTGAAATAAACCCGCTGCAATAGCTCCTACGCATAATAGAAACGACTTATGCTCGAACTCCACAATCAGTGATGCTGGTAAGGCTATTAAATGGCAAAAAGCAATTAGAACTTCATTAGGTTCTGAATCGCTAAACCAAAATATCTCTCTAAATCTGTCTAATCCCTTTTTCATTGTCTTTTGATAAAGGGGGGTCTATAAAACCCCCCGTATTCACCAAATAAGCCTATTTTTAGTGATTTAACTCACCGAAACTTCTTTGTAAGAACCATCTGCAAGGTCAATCTCAATATTACCATACTTCTCTTCTAAGGCTTTAATAATCTCTTGTTGTTCATCTGAGACTTGTGCTAAAGCGTGAAGCAAGTTGTGCTTTTGAGATTCCAAAACACCCACATCGTGTAGATATGCAGCTTGTTTCTGTTGTACTTCTTTTAGGCTTTGTAATTCTTGTTCTTCAATTTTCATAATATAGGGTTTTTCTCAAAGATAGTAATTATCCTTCTAATGCTTCGATTCTTGCTTTTAGACCATCAATGATTTCTTGTTGCTCTTGGATAGCTTTAATCAGCATAGGAACGAATACAGAGTATTTAACAGACTTGGTAACTGTGCCTAAGTCAAATCTCTCAGTAGTCATCTCTGGCTCATCAGTCACGATAGTTTCGTAAACCGCTTCTGAGATTACATTTCCTTCTTCATCTAATTCAGCAGGAGTAACTTCTACTTGCTCAGTCTTGTAAACGATGTTTCCTTCTTCATCTCTTACTTCTACTTGTCTTTCTTCAAAGTCTGGAGACTCATCAATCATTGAAGGGAATACTTCCTCTAATTCTTGAGCAACTACACCAAGTTGTTTTTTATCACTTCCAATCAAGTTGTAATTACGAATCTTAACTTGCATTAAATCATCTAACTTTGGAGAAGCATCGACTACATTCTCTTTTAGTTTAGCATCAGAAAAAGCACCATACGAGTTATTTAAATTCTGAACATTGCCATTTGAAAAGATAGTTAATTTAGCTTCCGTTACATCTCTAAAGTATGCAAAGTAATTAGATGTGTTATTAGGAGATGCACCATCAAAATAGGCAAACAATCCATAAGGGTCGGTTCCTGAATGGTAAAAGTTTGTAATTGTATTACCATTTGTAGTATTCTTCATTTCGTGATTTGAACTTGCACTACCATACGAACCAGTATTACTCACCTTTAAGTAACCCCCACTCGTGATACGCATTTTTTCAGAAATACTTCCTCCACCATAAGTCTTAAATACAAGGTCTGTAGCACTTGGGTTTGTAGTAGAACTACTTGATTGTATCAACTCAATAGAGCCTTTAACGCCTGCTGCTGATGCATCTGTAGAGTAGAAATCAATAACGCCGAGTTTAGAATCAAGAGCCCAATCAGAGCCATTGTGAACATTTTTTAGCCTTAGAGTTACTCCATTAACAATATCATCTGCCGCAAGGTCAAGGTTTGCAGTAACAGTTGTAGTTCCAACCCCTAAATTAGCACTTGAATCAAGACGCATTCTTTCTGTTCCTCCTGCGCTAAAAGACATAAGGTCAAGACTATGCCGATA